GTCACCACTGCAAGCTAAGGTCTGCATACTAGCAGTGTTATCTTCAGCCTCATACTCCGCCAGTTTAGACCAGTCGATAGACTTAGGCATCTGCTCCATAACTAGGTCGTATCGCTCCTTGTCGCACTCTTGATAGGGCGCTTGCTGGTATGTGCCGCCGTCATAAGGCAGGAAACTAACACCAGACATCTCATCAAAGTGTTTGTAGACAAAGGCACCTACATCAAGCCACTCATCATCCTTAACACTGACAGTAATCGAAGGCTTGTGTTCACACCAGTGACGCTGATACACCAACCAAGTCTTTAGCTGCTCTACAGCACCCACATCATGTCGAGTAACTGCCCCGGTAGGTGACTTCTGTGGAAAACTGAACACCGTAGTATTGTCAGGCTTCATCGCACAAGGTTCACTAGGCACACCCATGTCAATCATAAACTGGGTCAGTGGGTCTTTGTTGTCTCCTCGCACTGTTCGAATGTAATACTCACTATGCCGAGTATGGATGCCAGAAGCACTATCCACCAACTGAGATACAGTTCCCGAAGGTTTAACGCATGTAATCGCCGTAGAGACAGGAATGCCAAGACGATCTGCCCACTCAGAATTAGTATCCACAGCAACGGCACGAAGGTGTTCAAGAGTCTTCTCCAATCCTTTGTTCTCTGTAGTCATCAGGGGGTTATCCATAATGCCTGTGAGAGACACACCCAGCAGACGCTCTTCCTCAGTATTCTTCTGCCATACTTTACGCAGATAAGGGAACTTGGTGTAGGTGCTTTGGATAGTCCCAAGAATGGTAGCTAGACGAACCTTACGCTCCAAGTCCTCAAGAGTGTCAGTAGCACGAACAACGACCTCTGTCAAGTTACAGAACTGATAAGGGCGCAGGATGATCTCACTACAAGGATTGGTGCCGAACTCAAAGTTAGGGTCACGACGCCCGTTCTTCTCAGCCTGCTTCTGACTTGCTACACGGTTGAAGATACCACGCTCACCAGACTTACTTTCAACCAGAGCTGTCCACTCACGCATAAAGGTTTCTACATCAGGCTTCTCGCTGTAGGCAACAGAGTTGTTAGCTAAAGCGCGTTGGCCTTGGGTCTCCCACCACTGGCCTGACTTAGCGTGACGCATACGGTCATCCGACAGGTTACTAAGGCTAATCATAGCGGAGCGACGGACACCACCAACCACAACAATCTCACCAACCTTACACATGATGTCGTGGCATTCTACAGACGACAGCTTACGGCCAACAGCACCACGGAACTTGTCAATGGTAAACCGAAAGAGGTCTTCCAGAGGAGCAGGACCAGAGGCACGGCCACCAAAGGTCTTCAGCTTGGCACCAGCAGGACGCACATTAGACACATCCCACTTAGGCACCTCACCAGCCCAGAGAAGGCTCAGGAGTTGACGATAGGACTTAGCCCACCCTTCCTTGCTGTCCTTGACTACAATGGTTGTGTCGCTGTCGTAAAGAGTGTCAGGCACTTCTGGTAGTTTGTTGATGTACTGACGCTCAACAGAGAAGCCTACACCTGTGCCACACAACAGAATGAACATAGCCTCGTCAAAAGACTTAGGATCATCTACAGGCAAGTAGCTACAGTTGTAGATACAAGTGTTGTCACGATCAGCGGCCTTGCCAGCAGTCATCATAGCTCGCATCGAAGGCATCACGTCAAGGCTGAGGATGGCTTGTTCAATGTCAAAAGCAGTTTCATGTGGAATACCGTCTGGAATCATGTATTGACAGAAACGACCAACAGTCTCATTGAACTCTTCACGGCGGTTCTCCTCAGGGAGCCAACGGGAGTAGCGGCTCTTGTGGATGAACGATTGGTAGGCAGTGGGCAGGTAGTTATTCGTCATTCTTGCTCTTTCTCTTCTTTGTACAGGCGGTTCTTCATTGACTGTGGTGCGCCAATATCGTCGAGTTTTTTCTCAGCGTATCCGAGCGGTATTCGACCCTCGTGGTACTGGTTAATGATGCTGTCCCCTACAAGGACCCATGCCGGGGTGTAGGTTAAACTCATACTAAATCACTCAGGTTTACCTTGGGGTAGTCTTTGTTCTTGATGATCTTACCATCGTCGCGTCGTTTGATCGTACCGTCAGGCTGGATACAGCGGCCAATGTTGTTTTCGTGGACCCGTCGAATGGCCTCATCCAAGTCCCAGCCCCGTGCCATTGCGTATCCGTAGATCACGTAGACAAGATCGGACAACTCCTTGAGGTTATCTACTGAGTCACCCAGGCTGTACTTCCACGTATCCAACCACTCATGAAACTCTTCATAAACCAGGTCTGCGTAGAGTGTCTCGTCAGGCTCCTGTCCCATAGTGGTAGCAAACTCACGTACCATTTGTGCTGTGTCAGGGGTAGGGTCTTCAATGTCGAAGTACTCCCATCCCTCAATCTCTTTTCCAGTAATCATGTATTCTCTCCTTGTAGTTCGGTGCGGTAAGCGCCTTCGGGTGAGTGCATGGACACAAGTAGGTCTAACAGTTGTTGGTACGACATGAATAGTATTTGGTACTCACCCATTTCCTCACACCACTGTCGCATAAAGACTGTCATATCTTCACCGAGTATCAGCTCAACATCCTCAAACGAGTCAGTCTCATCTAGGGTTGTAGTGACAACGGAGTCGTAATCAAACTCTACAGTGTACATTTACTCCTCCAGCTCTTTCCACCAGTCCATCTCTTCTGTCTGTCTGATGATGTCGTCAGGGTCAATTAGTCCTGTCTGAACTAGGGATTTTACCACAGCATAGGGTGTCAAGTCAAGCATTTCTATAAGAGCATCCATGCCGTAGTCATCTGCCATTGCGTTTATTTTACTCTCTAAGTCAAACATTATCCATATTCCCTTCGAATTTTCTCAATAGAGACAAATTCAGGATCGTATGTACCATCTTCAACTCCTCGTAGGTAGACAACTCCTGGCCACCAAAGGTGGTTGACGTTTCCTGCCCACCCGCTTTTGTAGTCTTGGTATACACCCGCAACAAGACCCATAATTCGCCCACCAGTAGGGCTGGAACGAACAGACCAATCAACTGCATGACTATGAGCAACAACACAAGAACAGTGGTTTTTGGCAAGTAAACTAGAAGCGTGATGCTCACCCCCAATAGGACGACCCATGAGACCAGAGACCATAAAGTGAGCAAAGCTAACACCCTCAGTGGTGTAAATACCGGGAGTTTGACCTTCATAGTAAACCACTTCATGGTGGTAATCCTTTAGTTGAAGATTGTTGTATGAGACTCCAAACCTATCTCCAGACAACTCAGGTTGATATTCAAGAACCTTTTTGATTCTGTGGCAATGGTTACCCTCTAAAAAGACACTGTAGGGACGCTTACGTTTGGCTTTCTTAATTGGGTGCCACATACGGTCGAGGAAGTCAAGACCAGCGTTCACATCTTTCTCGTAAGAAGCTCCATGAAAAGATGCTTTGCCTTTGTCAAAACTACTCAAAGAGGGGAGGTCAAAAGTATCTCCCATGTTGACAACAATGTCTGGCTTACGGTCTAGGATGAACTTACCAAGCCAGTCTGCTCTATCGTTGTTGTGGTCTGGATGGGCGTGTTGGTCTGGGACTACTAGTATATCCTTAGGCATTCTTCCCTCCTTCACGGGAGTTTTCTGAGTGTGTGACCCACCGCATGTTACCTACTACATAACCCTCTGAAGTGTCTAGTCTATCTATTGAAGGGGAAAACCTTTTTTCGTAACCACTCTCGACCCACTTTTCGAATGTTTCATGGAAGTCTTTATTTTCAAGAGACCACGAGTAAAAGTCTTCTTTGTCCAGAATAGGTAGCCCACCGTACAAATGGACCTTTTTCTTAAGGATGCCTTTAGTCCGAGACAGCATGTTACGGTATGTCCTTACAAGTTTTCCCTTCTTTGTTTTTTCATACTTTTTAGTGCTTGCGTTGGCTGTTTTCTTACGGTAGTTCCTTTGCCATTCAAGTCTTTCAGCGGTCTTACCCATTAGGCACACCTCCTGCGACACTGTTGACTTTCTTAACCTCTTCGTAGGCGGAAGACAGGTTGTCATAGAAGCACTCCTCTACGAAAAGCTGGCCGTCCCCATGCGTATCTTCTGCGAGGTAGACTACAGAGTAGAGGTATTCTCCTGTAGTAGTCTCGTGGTCGATAGGACCTTCTAAGACTTTGTGCAGTATCAAGTCACTCATTCGAACCGTCCCTGTAACCCATTTCATAAGTTTTCTCTAGTAAGGCGAGGAGTTTGTCATTGTCTGGGTTGTAACCTAGCTTACGTATTTCCCAATAAAGACTCTCAGCCAGCATTTCTTGTAGTCTACTCATTCGTATAACCATCCTTCTGGTATCTCGTTGTCGGCGTAGAGGAAACCGTTCTTTTCGCACCACATGCCGTAAGTTGTCTTTGATCCTTTTAGGATTCTGTTGTTAGAATTAGAGAACACAAAACGAATGTCAAGGTCAGGATGCTGTCTCTGGATAAACAAATGTTTCTTTCTGTCACTTGCCGTGAACCTGCCCTTACCTTCAATGATGACCCCGTTAGGAAGTATGAAGTCTGGTGTGTATACCTTGTCCTCTACCAACTGCCACGGTATCTTCTTTGTTTCGTACTCGTACTTAACTCTTTTCTTCTGTAGTTGCTGTGCTATGCGTAGCTCAAGGCCAGATCGAAACCCAGCCTCAAGTGCCTTCTTGCTGTATCTATTTCGTCTCATCAGTAGGTGGCTCCCAAATCTGTTCTGGATACCTACGCAGCCAGAGAAGTCTAGCGTTCTCTACGATCCTGTCAAGGTCTCCGTCGTATGCTTCAACTACAGCCTTCCAAAGGTCTTCCTCTGTCTCACAGTGTTCCAAGAGTTTCTCCGATTTCTTAGGTCCGATGCCGTACAGACCTACAATGTTATCAGCCTTGTCACCAGTAAGTATCTGCTGGTAGAAGAACTTCAAACCACCAAACTCATCTACCTCTTGCCACCTACGTGTGACAGGATTGAAGTGTGTCCCTGGCAGTTGAAGCATGTCCTTGTCGATAGAAACTACAACACAGTCAGGGTAGAGGTCTGTGGCTGCAATGCCTATGAGATCGTCAGCCTCCTCACCCTCCGATACTACAGCATCCCAGTTCTCCATCATGTGGTCACGAATGATGCCTAAGAACTCAGGTTTCTCTGACTGTCTGTTTCCCTTGTAGGGGTGACTAACAGCAACATCGTACCTAAAGTTTCCTTTACCTGTAAGATAAACCGTGTAGTCATCCTCAGTAAAGAACGGGTCAACCTCACAGATAGCAGTCTCAAGTAGGTCGTCTACAAGCTCTAATGCGTCGTCCTCAGTAACGGAGTCCTTAGAGAATGCTGCTCTGTACGCGAACGGGTCGCCATCAATCAAGACACTCATACCAGTCCTCGAAGTCAGAATGTGACATATAGAAACTAATCACGGTGAGGAAGGCCTCTCGGTCTAGCACTTCTAGGTCAAGAGATTCAAAGTCTTTCTGTAGTAGAGACAGAAGGATTTTATCCGACAGCTCCTCACTCAGCAGCTCCTTCTTGAAGTCGATCTCGTCAAGTTCAACAAAGAATTTCAAGGTGTTTTCCTTTCTTTTGGTAGATGCAAGGGGATGCTCTTGCGAACACCCCCTGTACTGTCGAGGATCAGAAGTCCAACATGTCTTCCAAGTCAGGGGAATCGTACTCGACCAGCTCAAGAACCTGGACAGCGGCCAGTCGGATGTTGCTGCCGTACTTCTCCATAACGACACCTACCTTAGAGCCGTTGCCAATCTCACCGTTCTCGTCCATGTCCCACGGATTCTTGTCTGCATCGACAACCTTGGGAGGACCGCCTGCCTCTGGGAAAGNNCCGATGTGTTTA